ATCAACAGTTGAATAAGCAGATGTAGAGGTTGATGATTGGGCTCTTTGTGCCACGACAAAACTGCCATTGATTATAAGATTGTGTCCTGATTTATTAGTTGCTTTTATTGAGCAAGTTCCATCACTTGCATTAACAGTGATTGCGTCAGCAGTTGCGCTAATTCCTCTTATTGCCCCGACTTTTAGAGTAGACATTGTTAATTAAGAAGGCTTAGGGTTGTCGTTTTTGACCTTTTCACAGGCCGCATAATACGCTTTTAAATTTGTATCATCTCCTTTGCTGTTCCAGTACATAGCATCGGCAAAGTCTGCCAAGGAAGGGTATTCGGTTGCTCTATCTCTTTGATATTTTAATCCTGAATGTACTGTCCTTAACCTAGTTAGTTCTGTAGCTATTTGATCTTCTGTTACTTCTGTAGCTTTATTGTCAGGCAACCATTTAATATAAGTACCTTGATCTACAAATAAAGCGGAAGGTTGTAAAGATCTAACAGCGTCAGAACGTGAAGGATTAATCATGCTTCCACCTCTATTGCTATTAATGAAGATGTTGGATCAGCCGCTACGTCGTAATTAAATCTAAATTGCGTATAATTAGTTGTGCAGTATATTTTTTGTTTATAAGAAATTTCACTTGTTGTGCTAGGTGAATCAAGAATAAATGCATGCATATTCATTGGCATCCAACTGTCGTCTCCACCTTCTCCCCACCATAATTGGACATCTGCATCTGATCCTCCAACAGTTCTATAAATAGTATGGCCAAAATTACCAATATTTTTAAAAAGTGCCCAAGCATTGGCGCATACTAAAATCTTATTAGAACTAGATGCAGGAGTTATCGTTACAGTTGGCCCTACTTGAGTCCATGCTGTATTACCACTTGGAGTCTGATCCGTAGTTGTACTTGTAGCTACTTGTACTTGAAGAATTTTTCCACCTGCAACAGTAGAGAACGCCAACTGGCCAGAGGCGTTTGTAGTTAAAGCTTGGCCATTCGAGCCATCGGCTACGGGAAGTTTCCAAGAGACATTGGCATTACCTGTTGTAGCGTTTGGCGCTTCTAGGGATGTAGACCCCCCGCCTGTAGTAGCCGTTAACTTAACTTTGCTCATGATGGCTTAGGAAATTTGTCTTTTACAGGTTGGACAATATCGGTCTTCCATTTTGCTACGCCGTGATGAAATATATAATCTAATTGTTCTCCATAGGAAGGGTATTCGGCTGCTCTATCTCTTTGATACTTCTTATTTGTATATTCAGTTCTTAACCTTGTAAGTTCAGCATCTATTTCTGATGCGGTGGGTTCTATATGAGAGCTATCTAACCACGTTACGACATCGCCACTCATGCTCCATTTAGCATAAGGTTTTAGCGACATAATCGCATCTGCTTTGGTGATAGCTTCGGTTGCTGATTTAGTCATTTATTCTGTGTACTCCGTAATTTCCCATACGGTGCTGCTCCAATCATTAACTTGGACAAATAGTGGATAGTTCCAACCCGATTGCATTGTGACACAGAATTTTATTGCACCTGATGACCAGCCTTCACCATTGACAGAAATCCTACCAACAAAACTACAGGGTTTACTACTCCTTACACCCTCTGTATCTGATGGTCGATGTTCTCCATGAGAGTATAGATTTAATCTTTGCAATGTATTACTGGAAAGAGTTACAGCCGATCCATTTATTTCTTTCATACACATCCCCGCTCTTGGATAAAATTCTTCACCACCATTATCCATATTATGCGGTCTACAATCGATAGCAGTATGACATCTAATTATTAGAAAACTAGCTGCTGTTGTAGGGGTATAACTTACTTCTGTTTGTGGTATTTCTGTTTGTGTCTCACCGGGGTTATTTAGAGAACCATCTGTTTCAAGTTTGGTTACTTGATATGCATTAATTTTTCCGGCTACGACTGCAGCCCAAGTTAAGCCGCCACTTGCAGAGCTTTTGGCTGTTAATACGTAATCATTTGTCGGACTATTATCTACCTCTAAATCGACTTCTTTAATAATCGCATCAGGAAGACCCCCAGCGGAAATTCCCGTGACAGTACCAGCTCCAGCGATTGCAATAGGCATGATCAGAGTTTAGCGACTAATACGGCGGAATAGCAACTTGGTTATACGATTGTCCATACTGAATCAGCGGGAATCGTAACAGTAATACCTGAGTTAATAGTAATTCCATTTACACCGCTAAAAGAACCAACACCCCTAGCAGCGGTCAATGTGTAGTCATGCGTCACTGTTGCCTGATTTTCCCAGAAAACGGCATTAGCTCCTGAATCTCCCCCGGTGGCTCCGCCTCCGCCACCGCCTACCTCAACGAAGTCTGATCCATCATAAATTTCTGCTTTACTTAGAGTGCTATTCCAACGGAATTGAGCTAAGGCAGGGCTTCCCGGTCTTTGTGCTGTTGTTCCGACTGGGATTTTTAAAAAACCTGTAGACGAGCAAGTTACATCACCTGTAAGAGTTGGGGCGGCTGCATCAACTAAACCTAAATTTGCACTTGCTAGGGTGCCGACCTCTATCCAACCGTTGTTTGCAGCATTTCTAATGTATAACTTGCCATCTCCAGTGTCGGCATAAAATTGATATGCGTAGGTGGTTGAAGGATCTGTACCGTTTGAGTTATTAGAAACTATTGCAGCCAGAGCATTATTAATGTCTGCCCTTACAGCCGCACCCGTGCCGTTCGCTATTACATAGTCATGTGTTGCCATGCTTAGACGTATTAAGTTGTTTTTAGTTTAGACAGACATACCGTAACCAGTCGCCGACCATGTGAAATCACGATTAACGGCGCTGCCTCCAGATGATTTAAAGGTCACAGTGAATTGACTACCTGTTACCGTTCCCATCTCTATATAGTCTCCAGAAGCAAGATTATTAACATTGATTCCTACAGAAGGAAGATAAGCATTTGCGCCACCTAGTCCGCTAGTACCAACAAAGAACGGCTTACTAAAGGAGATAGTTTTAGCGCCTGCGCCACTTGCAACGGCTGCAACGCTTTGCTCTTGTCTTCTTTGTAAGGTCGCACTAAATCCAAGTTCTTTTACTTGAATATTTTCATCTGTATCTGTACTGGTAAGGATGGATTTAAAGTCAAAGCCTCTTGCTTTATGCGTGCCATTTGCAAACTCTTGCCATTCTCCCCAACTAGCGCCACCGCTTGCAGGATCATCATTCGTAGCTCTTACATATAGTTTTGCGTCTACGTTGGTAACGGCGCCGTCCCAGTCTCCCCACGTATCACATAAACCTATGCGGTCGTCTATTTCATCATCCGGTAAATATCCAACAGTTTTAAAGTGACGTTTTAAATCAAGAGAGAAAACAGCACCTAAATCTAACTTATTAGCGAAGTTATAAGTTCCCGTGCCTTCTACGTCTCCATAACCAATATCATCAAAATCAGTAACAGCGTCAACAGAGGCAACGCCATCAAACATATCCATTGAAAGGATTAAGGCGCTTAATGTTGAGTCATATGAAACATTTGTCTTAGTACCACTGAAAGGCGTTGGACTTAATTGATCTTCTCTTTGTGTAAGAACTGCTAAAGCTCCGAGGGTATCAGGTAAATCAACTATTACAGATGTTGCGTTAGTGCTTTCTCTTTGACCGTCATCAAAGAACTTAACCAACATTTCCCCCTCTATTAAGGGAACGATTGCCTCAGTTTGACTACCTGACTTTGAATCTATTAATGAAGTTGAATTACCCCATGTTGCGGCGCCTGTTGTATCTGAGGAATGCTTAAACTTCACGCCTCCGCCGTTGATTACGTCTAACTCAGTTGATCTATCCCATCTCAACCTTCCAGAGTTTGCGCTTATTGCTTCAAAGGTCAGATTGGCAACATCCGCAGGCGGTGCCGTTTTACCAATTGCCGTAAAGGTTAATTCAGCGGGATTTGTAGAAGGTTTTAACGCTGCATTAATAGAAAATACTCTTATGTCATAAACGCCATCAGTCGTATCAAAAATTTCAAAATCTGATCTAGTAATAGTTGCTTGCGAGAAATTACCGTTACCTTTACGCCACTGAATCCGATATTGTGTAACCCCGTTTATTGGTTGCCAACTTGTAATAATCTTGACTTTTGCAACTCCATTCTCTTCATAGATTTGCTCGGTTGCTGCAAGGTTAGTAGGAGCATTTGGAATGGCATTTAGGATAGAAACCGTTCTAGTTTCAAGCGCTGCGCCATCTTCTACATAGTCATATTTAGCAGCGTTATAAGCAAGAGCTGTAACGGTATATAAACTTTCTTCTTCCTCTGTAATGCTAACTATTCTCCATTGGCTCGTCTGCGCTGTAGTGTTTTCTAATATCCATATTGCATTAGCGTTAGGAATAGATGAAAAATTAGTATTAACAGTAATAACACCGTTACTAATTCCCGTTACATCTCTTTTTTCTACAGTTCCATCAGATAAAACAACGCTTAAAGTCGGGTCGTTTGCTGTAGGTAAATCTGTCTGATCAGTGTTATCTACTGTGACGGTGTTTAACGTTGCGGCATTAATTCTTCCACCTCTTCTAATTCCAGTTCTTACAGGATCAGCAATGTCTATAACATCACCGCACGCTATACAAACAGCCGCATCTAATGAAGTTGTAAAAGTAACAATTTCACACTCATGCGCCAATGTGTAAAGCATCCACAAACCCAATCGGCGTGCTCTAGCTCGATCAGTGCAACCGTAGGCTTTAACGTTCTTTTGAATAATCCCGTACTTAGCAACTAAAGAAGAATCCTGTACTTCCTCCCAATCGATACTTCTTGTTTCATTGTCGAAGTAACTAACATTTACTTGAGTTGCACGACTTTGAATAGATGAACCGCTATATGAAAAACCACCATCAACAACATTGGCCAGAGTGAATAAATAAGAACTATCTTTAGGTGAATCTTGACTAATGGTGAGCGCTCCCGCTGACCAGTAAGGCATCACCCGCATAGATGAACAAATCAAGCCAATTAATTTATATGCGTCCGTTTGTTGCTTAATTACGCCATTAAAAGCAAATCTTGCATGTGTTGACCCTGTTCCTGTGCCATCGTCTACCTGTTCAGAGTTATAAACACTGACCGCATAAAAATCGAACTTACTTAGCTGACTTTCTGAAATATGACTACCAAAGCCATAGCGCTCATTTGTTAAAAGATCCCAGAGGATTAGAGCCGGGTCACTATGTGATTCTTTATCTGCCTTAAATGTGCCATCCCATGCACCGCTAAAAGTCAAACTACCGTCACTTTGAACAGTAGCGTTTGAATACATCTTGGTTTTGATGCCTCTCAGCTTGAAGCCCCTTGAAGGTACTTGAGGGAAATTTTCAGCGTCAAACCTAAGTGCTACATGTGCGGTATTTGCATAAGCTCTTTGCTCGTCAATAATTTCTGTATAAGTAGACCACTGGAAAGCATTAACTAATTTTGAATCTGTACTATCAGCGGTATTTCTAATAACACGAACATCAACAGGGAAAGCTCCACTTAAGTTAATTATGTAATCACGAACATAAGAACTAGAAGAACGCCCCTTAACTATGTCGGTTATTGCTGTTACATAACCACCGCTATTATGTTGAATCTGAATACTTAAAGATACTTCCCCACCTGATATATCTCCATTATCTTCATATTTTTCTAACCGAGGAAAAGAAACCGTAACTCTTACAGAAGTTACAGAAGTATTCGTAATTGACCTTGTGATGGGTGAGCCATTTTCCACCTTAACTCCAACGCCTTTTTCCGTTTCTATGTTTGATATTCCTGCTATATATGTTTGACTTGAACTACCAAAGCGAACATCGAAACCAATATCTTTAAAGTTATAATCAGTATCTTGTAAGTTAGTTACATTAGCGGATGAATTAAGAATTGGAGTGTCATTTAAGTAAATATCTTTAAGCGCTGCATAATTGTAATTTGTTGAACCTTCGCTATATCCCGCATCTATAGCACTTGGAAAACCTCCAATAATTCCTTCTCCTAAAACGTCCACATAGGTTGCAAATTGCTTACTGCTTAACCGATCAGCCGGGAGCGTGGGTTCTACTAATCTTTGTGCTCCTTGAACCGCCCCAAGAGCCAACAATGAAATGGTACTTAGCATCAGGCCGTCCCCTTAACTTGAGCTGTATCAATACCATTGCTTACAGTTATAGAGCCACAAAAAACTTCATAGCCATATATCAAAGGCAATGGAACGCCTGACCTTGAGACATTTGTAATCCCTCCAAATGCGTAATTACTATTAGTATCCATATCGAAATCATTAGCACCCTCGCCGGGTGTCGGATAATCAGGAACGGGAGACAAGGCTTGCGCTACTCCACTAAGAGCAATACTTACGCCAATTCCTGCAACTATTGAACCTACTGCAATTGACGACCCCGCCGCAGCTCCAAAGGCTGCTGTTCCAATAGCAGCGCCACCAAAACCACCTGTTGCAACTGTTAGACCAATTAAAGCAACACCTGTTATAACCTTCCCAATACTAGATTTGAAAAATCCTTTGGAACCGACCATTACAGGAACAATCGTTATAGCGTCATTTTCACCCGCTGGGTCTTGTAGTTCATCACTGCCAACGTTATAAGCTCCAACATTCACTTTGTAATACTGATCAGACATATGTTTTCTAACTTCCGGCCAATTGGCTAAAAGAAAACGCATGGCCTCCGCTGCGCTAGATACATCAGCTTCAAAAGTGCGCCAACCTAAAAACTTAGATAAACGTCCATAAACTTTAATTTTCCTGAGCATATCTATACCTCCCTACAGTGGACTCAATTAAAAAAGCACTTAATTGATCTCTTGACGATAATCTTCCGCCCATGTGATGAAGTACTGTATTGCATCCAATATAGATAGAAACATGGTCGGGATCTTGACCATTAAACCTATGAAGGAATAAATCGCCTACTAATGTTTCAGCGTCATCAGACAACTTAACGAAACCGCTTTGAGGTATTAACCTTTCAAAGATTCCATTAGTCAAAATATCCTCTGGCCTTTTAGGTCGTTTCCAGTCTTTAACCTCTAAGCCTTTATTCTCAAACCAGTCAATAACGATAGTCCAACAGTCCGCAGAGCCCCATGTCCATTGCCGCCCAATTAAAGGCGCTTTATATCCTGACGGCTCGAAGTAATGCCACCCTTCAGTATCAGGATTGACGATATAAAAAGGCAGGTCGATATATTCACAACTAGCCTTGTCTACTTCGCTAGGCGTTGGGGGTACATCGGGGTGTGAATGGACAACGGCTATAAGTTCTCCGCTGTCTTCTGCTTTTATCCAGTCGTCCGGGTCGATTAAAAAGCCTTCTGTTGGTATGTCTGAAAGATTTTTACAAGGCCAATATTTTTCTCTGCCTTTAATAACGCAAAGCAAACCACAAGCTTCTGAGGGATATTCCTCCTTAGCGTGCTTTAACGCCGCTTCTTTCCAAGCCATTAGATGAACGTACCAACACCCGGAAAATCAGTCCTAGTAACCAATCTTTTAGGAGCTTTAGCGCCATAAGATAAATCAAAAGCGCTCGCACATTCCCACTCAACAACATCTCTATTTTCTGCCGACTTGCGATCTAAATAATAAATTTCTTGCGGTAATTCTGTAGAAGTTGACGGGGTGCCAAACGGGTTTGTTCCATCACTCCAGTTTGCAGCATCCAAGTATCTAGCAAGGGTTCTAATGCGTGTTAATTTTGCACCGCATAGGTCATTCCCCGCTGTATATGTTGTATTAATGTCCTGCATTACTGCGGTTAAAGTTGAAAGAATATTACTAACAACTAAACGAGGTCTAGGTAAAGTTCCTTTTCCGTTTTGCTCAAATCCTGTCACTTGAATTGGATAACGCATATAAGAATTACCCGCCCAAATTACTTCATTATTGTTATTAGGAGCACTGCCATTATGAAACCTATAGACCGTAGATGAACCATGTAAAGCAGCATCTAGGGTAAGCGTAAATAGTTCAATAACAGAACTAGGCGAAATGCTTTGTAGTTCACTTACAGGAACAGCCATTAGGGTTCAAAGACCTCTCTAAAAGTTGTTGTAATAGTTGTACGCCCATGAACAGCAATCTCTAAATTCCATTCAGAACAAACATATTTACCAGCGCTACCCCTTGGCGGTGTCCAATCAAAAGATTCAGTTCCTTTTCTTGCTTCTAAGAAAGTAATTATGTTATCCCTTTCCGTATCGTCTCTATTAGCAAAATTAAGCGACCAACTTTTAGGATCACGTTGCAGGCCGAATTGGATTCTTTGTTCATAGCCTTCTCCAAACTGAACAGTTCTAACCAGAGGTTGACTCGTTTCTGTCGCGGAATAGGAAGGGGTATAAGTGAAAGTAGCCATAATTAAGCAGCTAAAAGGCCTCCGGGTCTTTGTTCTTTAATCAAGGTTGCTTGAACAGCAGCGGCTATAAGTTTTCCTAGCATCCGGCCTTCTTCCTGATCTCCCTGAACGTTCGAGCCAGAAGCATCAACATTAACAACGACATTATTAGAATTGCCTCCACCTTCTACGCCTAAGACGCCGTTACGTCTCTTCAAAGGGAGTATTGCTTCTGGATTCCCCCCTTCTCCCATTAACCCCATCCCGTTAGCCATAGGAAAAATTGTAGGCTTCGTAACTACGCCACCTTTTGCATAGGCTGTTAGATGTTGTCCATTTTCTAAAACTGCCCCTTTTGCTGCTGTAAGTCCAAAGCCTGCCATGATCGGCTTAATAATCGCTGCTCTAATTGCTATCCGTGCCATATCAGCGATAATTGACCTTGCTAAATCTTTAAAAGCCATTTTCCCTTTCATTACAAAATTCACAAGCTGATTTTCAAGTCCTTTAAAGGCCTTCACCACCACGTCGGCTATTTGACTGCCTACATCATCTAGAGAATCACTAAATTCTTTTAATTTTTTCTGGCCATTAGCACCAAACGCACTTGACAAGCTCCTTTCTGCTTTCTTGCCAGTTTCGTTTATTTTTTTCAATGAATTTAAAGTATTAATTAGTTGATTTTCTTTATCTAGATCCTCCCTATCTAAATCTGTTAAGCCATCCTTTCCGCCTCTCTTGCTTCTAATTTCATTCAATGATTTCACAAAGTTCTTATTGTCCATCGGGTTCCCCTCAAACCCAAAGACCAAAAAGTCCATGAACCCTTTAAGCTCTTTACTTTTTAATGCCCTATTTAGCAATTTTACTCCTTCAGTTAAAGATTGAATAATGCTAACGATTGAATCCAAATTGTCCTCTATGGCTGCAATTTGTAACTCCTCAATTGCAATATTTAAATTTCTAAATTGTTGTGCTGGTCCACGCATTGCTTCCGTTAGTTTTTCGGCTCCTTCTGTTCTTAATCGTTCCAATGCTGGAAGAATATAATCAATTGTGACCTTACCTTCTTTTGCTAGATCTCTAATTTCTCCAACCGTTACGCCCATCTCTTTCGCTATTGCCTGAACAACGGCAGGGGTTTGTTCAAATACGCTGTTTAATTCTTGGCCTCTTAAAACGCCTGTGCCTAACGCCTGAGACAACTGCAAGAATGCGCCGGAAGCTTCAGAAGCAGTCGTGCCGCTTAATTTTGCCGCCGTATTAAAACCCTCGTAAACAGTAACTATTTCTTCAAGTTCAAGCCCTATTGGTCTAAGTCTTGCGTATATCTGCGCAAACTCCCTGTTAGCTTGAGTCTGACTCATCCCAAACTTAATAGATGCATTTGTCGCCGCCGTTTGAACGGCTACCAAGTCATCAAAACCTTTAGACAACAAATTTAGTCGTCGTATTGATTCTTCTCTTTGGACTGTTTTATTTAAAGTGTCTTGGACAGCTCTAAGGGAAATATAGGCTTTGACTAAGGCGTCAAAAGATAATTTGGCATTCTTTACTTTGCCTGCCAATCCCTGCATGGAATTACCCATGCGCTTGATACCAGCTTGGCCGGTTGTCTTAGCTGCAATTAACAGATCAAATTTTTGTGCCATTTATTTTTTCTCCTTATTCATTTCAGCCATTGCCGCAATTTCCATGATTTGTAGATCTTCAATCACAGAGGGCAAGTCCTTGTACTTATATAGTTTAGCGATGCTTACTACGCTGGCATAATCCAAGCCAGTAATACCGCCTACAGATGTTCGCCATTGCGTTTGACATCTCAAGAATAAAGAAACAACATCCCAATTCTCTGGCCATACTTCAAAGTCTGGCTCTGGTTCAGGTTCAGGTAATGCAATACCAAACGCCGCCGCATCTTGCTCTAATAAATCTCT